CTAACAAATATGTATGGTTTATTCTACCAACCACATCACAAAGTAAAATTAAGAGAATTATCACCATACATTGAATCTTCAGTTACAAATCAAATATATGGTTTACCACAAAATGCAAAATATTTTTAGGATGAAATATTATGGAAATGGAGAGATTTATATGACCACGGATATATCGACCCTGATGGGTTTGGTACAAATTATCCTTTTATTAATAATCTTCACTATATAAAAAGTGATATTAACTTCTATTTACGTAATGAAAACATATATCAAAATAAAAACGATTTAATTAAGAGAATAGATAGATTTAAGTGTTAAAATGAAAATTTTAGTAAAAAATAATGACCAAAGTATTTTAATTTCATCAAATCAAGATTTCAAAACAGATTTGGGTTGGACCGATAGTGCCCAACAAATGGAACAAGAAATCCTTTACGAGATTATTAATCCAACTGAAAATTACGAAACTGTTAGATATATCCATTCACCATATTCTGTTACCTCAACTTCAGGAACAACATTTAATCAAACAGATATATGGTATAGTTTTTATTTTTTAAATAATTCAGGAAACTACGTACAAAACTACGAGGCGGTTGGAATTACATTAGAGGAAAACTCTAAAATGTTAAGACAATCAACTGAAAGTTTTTTTAGGTTAGAGTTTTATAAAACAAGTAATGATGAATCACCAAATCAGACAAATAGGAGATTGGTTTTTTCTAAAAATTTAATATTACCATTAGGTGAAAAAGTTTATTTTACTGGAACACCAAGTGGATTCACATATCCATTAAATGATTTTGTTAGTGTACCTGTGTTCAATGGTTCAAATTATAGAAATACTGAAAATATGTATCTCTTTTGGTTTGCCGATGACACACCGTTTAGTGAGACCAATATAACAGGTAACACATTCTATATGGCTGTAAAATATTACAACGCAAAAGATGGTAGTGTTATCGATTTTGTCAACAAATCATTGACATTAGCTGAGGATATTGTTGAAGAAGAGGATGTATATTACAAAGTAATTATTAATAGAACAGATTACTCATATATTATTTATGAATATAATGGCTCAATAGGTTCAAGAAGAGGACAAGTTGTATCTCCGATAAATTTCTATGAAAGAAAAAAATAATGGACATTAAACCACCATTAAAATATGAAATACGTAGGAAGAATATTCCTAATTTAAAATTGTATTCAACTGATGGACCATATTGGTACAACAGTTTTGGTAGTTTAATTAAATGGTCCGAATCTCAATATTTAGACCCTTTAGATGGTTTGGTCGTCTTTAATATAACCGGTAGTACAGTACCATCGGGCTATTATATGTGGACAGGAGCGACGATTCCAACAAACTCATATGGTGATAATGATTGCGATTTAGAACTTGAACTTTATAGTTGGGAGGTAATAAACAAATCTGAAGCATATGATGACTACGATTTACCAATTTTCTTAGAGACTTCGGTTGACGAGATGGGTGTCATGGTTGGATTTGATGGAGGAATACAACAAGTAGAACAAATATGTAACTTTTCTTATACTCAAACGGGAAATACTGTACAGGTTTATAATACAGTTGACACAACAAAAGTTTCTGAAATCCACTTAATAGATTTTACTGTTGATTGGGGAGATGGAACAACATCCATATTAAGTACTACCGGTATAACCGCAAGTAAAACTTATTCTTCTACAGGTGAAACTGTAATTTCAATATCAATTAACACACCATGGACACAGTTTGAAACTAAAAAAATTATACAAATACCGTCAGATATTACAGTTTTAAATCCTTTGGGTACATTCTCAGGATTTACAATTCCATACACCAATATTACGGGTCAAACACAAAATTATTTGAATGAATATGACAATAATATAGGAACGGAAATTCCAATAAATTCATACGGTGATGATGGTTGTGATTTATCACTTGAATTTTGGGTTCCACATACTGGTTATACAACATTTACATATGCCGCATTAGGTAAAAGTAAAATTAGTGACAAAAAATTATATGGTTCAAATACCTACACAGGTGTCACCACGGGGACACTTAACGGTGTATCATATAGTGCATATACAATTGATGATTTATATTATCAAGATTTTGCTGACGGAGTGACGACAATTACAGGAACAACTTCAGGCTTTACAAAAGAAGAAGTTATTAATACATTAATAACCAGAAATGAACATTTCTTAGGATTTATCGATGAACCTATTATTTACTCAGATATTTTTGTTGAAAGAGGAAAACAAGGCGTACTTGAAAAAACATTAAGATTATCGGAAATTGATAATACAGGTGAATTATCATTTTATGGAAATGGATATTTCAATATTAGAAAACAATAAGTTTCATATTTATAATAAAAAAACATGGCAGTAGGAAGTTACGGTATAATTAGACCATCAGATGTATCACCTGAAGACGTTGAAATATATTTTCATTACGTAGCGGATAGGAATGCCACATCTACAGTCACATTAAAAAGACTTAATACCTTAGATGTCTTAACTCCTGTCTTTCATAATTCTGACACAACTGATGACACAAATGCATCAAATGTTGAGATTTTAGGTGGTTTATATAACTTAAAATTAGGTTCAGATGATTTTTCTGATTTAGGAATATACACATTACATATCAGACCAAAACAAATAAGAACTAGTATTACCGATTGTGGAATTTTAGCATCACTACCGTCCGTTAGAGGGTTGGTTATTGATTTATCTAATGTTCCATCTGAAGATAGAAATAAATTTACACCACAAGGGTTAATAGGTTATAGAATTGAATACATAAACTCCTCTGATAATAAAAAAATACCAAATTTTTATAGAATAGTTACATCATCATTCTATTGTACACCTATAGTTTCAAACTTAACAAGTACATCACAAAAAGCTATAAGGTATCAATACAGTGAACAATCAACGAATTTGATGTTTTTAACCGTAACACCTTCATCAGCACCAACAAACAAACCAAATACCGTTCCCTTTATTGGTGTACCGTCTCAAAAAATAATTTTAACCAACACATACTTAAACCCAACCACGATTGAAATTGAGATGGTTGAACACGACGCTTCTACACTTGCATATGCATTGTATGGTAATCAAAGTAAAGCAGTTTCACAAGGTATCTACACCATATACGACAACAATAACAACATCTATAGACAATACAATCTTTACGAAGTTAAAGACGAATTTAATGAAACACTATATGAAGTTCGTGAGGAAAGAAATGATATTGATGAAACTCTAAATTTTGATACTATTACAGAAGTATAATGGCAAAAAGGAAAGTACCAAGTCAAGCGGCTAGTGGAGCGGAAACATTTAATGATTTTTTAGTTGGTAGACAAATAACCGACGGAACATCCGCGCTCACTAATACAGTCTTCGCCATTGATAAAATTATTCCTCAAAAAGACTCAAAAACATTTAAAAGTAACCCATTTTCTGAATTTCTAACATTAGGAACATTAAAAGAGAATGAAGGAATTCAAACAACAACATCTAAAACTTCAAAAAAAAGAACAGATGAGGTAAAATTTAGAGGAAATAAAAAATATGGTGATAAATCATTATTTGGTTCATTAAAAAGTAGAATATTAGTTTCTATAACCAGAATTGTTGAAAAATTTCCTGCAGGTCTTTCCGTTATTGCAAATAGTCCGATTGGTAATTCACCATTTAGTGCTGAGAACATTACATATGATGACAGTGCAAATATTACTACTTTATTTATTGAAAGAAGTAAATTATTTAACCCATTTGAAATTCAATTAATTGAACCTATTTCTGTTGTTAAACCGGAAACAGAAAATGAGTTACGTAATTTTTATTCGTCATTTACAAAATATGTTTTAGATATAAATAAAACACCATACCCAATATTAGAATATACCGAACCAAATAATCTAAATAAAATAGAATTAAGAGTTTACGGTAATCCTTTTACCGGTACAACATATTCAGAAAATATTTTAATTAGACCAAACGATGGTTTGGTTGAAGAATTTTTTTTAGGGTTAGACGATTTAGAAGAATCACTTTTAAATAGGGAAACCGACCCAATATATACCTCATCATTTAAAGTACCGAAAGACAGTTTAGATGGTTCTAAAACATCATTGGTTGATGTTCAATATTCATGGCCAATTGCTGGTGATGGTTTTAACATTCAAATCATAGGTATTGATTTTGACATATATGTTTCAAATTT